CTACAAGCAGGTCGAGTTTTACAACGATTATAAGAAGGTGCTTATCGTCGGCTATCCTAAGCCCATTGCGACCCCTACGAAATTCTGGCGTGATTCCTCTGGAGAGACCCATGATGTCGTAGTGGTTGAATGGACTATCCGAGTGAATAAGCCGAGCCTCTGCGATTTCAACTTATGATACCAGGAATAACCGAAGTCAATTTCCCGTCCTATGCGACGTTGAACCAGGCGACCATCTCTTTTGAGGAGATGGGCGATCGCGTTATTACGGCCCAGGTGCGGATTGACGGCGACATTGTTCCGGACTTCGAGAGTGAGGAGTGGGCGCTTGTGTATGAGGGTGAGAAGTTTGTGTTAAACACTCATACCCCTCAGGCATCAAAGGACAACACCACAAGGAACTCCCTGGTGGACCTGACCTTCACGTCCTTTCCGATTTCCGAACTCAAGCGGTATTTCTTCATCGAACTGTCCGAGGTGAAACTTGGGACAGTCGTTGTCAACAAATACATAGCCTCCCTGCGCCTGTCGGCCCAGAACTTCATCACTGCTTTCAACCGGGTGCTGGAGTATTACTTCGGCCCGAACAAGTTCGTAATTAAGGTCGAAGACGGCACGGAACTGTCCGACGAGGTGAAGGAGGTGACTATCGAATACACCTACCTGTGGGATGTGCTCCCGGCGCTCTATGACGTGTACGGCCTGATATGGCACCTCCAGACGGTAGGCAGCATCCACTACATCCGCGTGGGCGGCTCCGTGGAGAAGATTCCGAACCATATCTGGCAGTACGGCTATTCCGGTGGCCTTACCCGCATCGAGCGGCAGTTGCAGGACGCCGACATCTACAATCAGTTGCTCGGTCGTGGCGGCGAGAAGAACCTTCCTTACAGGTACTTCAAGAAGCCGGACCCGAACAATACGGCCTTTACAGGAGATCCTGACGCCTGCGCCGAGTTGGCGAACGTCTATTTCGAGCGCCTGCTTGACATTAACTTCCGTTACTATGTCAAGGGCTGGCTCCGTAACCCGAACAGGCCCGCGAATCCCGACTACCCTGTCCCGTCCACTCCGGAGAGCGCCGATATTCAGTCGCATTGGGCCTACCGGAAGGGCCTCACGGACGAGAAGTTCCAGCCTGTTGAGTATGTAGAGGATGCAGCATCCATAGCCGAGTACGGAGTGCGCCAGGGCAAATTGGATGATGATGATACCATATTCCCCACCATCCAGGGCATAACCGTTGCTCCATACGGCAGGATTGACGAGACGGTGGCCATTGGTACGATTACCGACGGAGACGATGGTGGAGCCACTTCCGAGGTGAGCCTTGGTGACATGGTGATGCGCCAGAATTTCAGCGCAGGTTCCTTCCGCCGCTCCTTCCAGTTCACCGGCCCGTCCTTCGAGGTCCCTTCCGGACACCTCGGGCAGATTTCCTACAACTGGTATGTCAGCAACGATCAGTCCGGCCTTTCCTATCCGAACTACGCCTACGCCTTCTCGCAACTGACCAGCGAGTCCGAGATTGTGGCCGTCCGTGAGAGGGATAACGTGGAGTTCCCTATCGGCAACATACCAGGCGGGGACGTGTACCACCTGCGCATCAACATGGTGTTCGACGCCAGGCCGGTTGACAAGATGACCATCCGCGAGGTTGGATTGAAGAATGTCGTGCTGAAAAACACGGTGGTCACTTCCGATGGCCGCAATCCGCTCACCTTCAACGTATGGGTGAAGAACATCTGGCAGACCGAGCAGGGGGCCAATGAGACCGACCTTGAGTACATGAAGCGCGTCTGGGAGCCTATCCTGGGCGACCGTGTTGGTAACGAGGCCAAGATTGTCTTTTCCGACGGCTGGATGTCCGCATCGAGCGACTACGAGTTTACCATAGTGGACTGGCCTTCCGTGGACCGCACCAAGAGTATCAATGGCGTTGCGTCCGAGTGGCGCCTTTGCCTGGCCAAGTCCGACGTGGACTACGAATCCACGGGCAAGTATATCCCGAGTGCGGAGACTGCGAAGCCTGTCGCAGGGGACCACTTCTTCTTTATCGGCATCGACATGCCCCATATCTACGTATTGTGGGCAGAGAAGAAACTGAACGAGACGAAGCAGGCCGCTCTGGATGCGAAGGCTTACGCCAATCCTACCTGGGCCGTGCAACTCGATACCGTCCGCATCAACACGCTCGCCCAGGACGAGGAGGAGACGCTGATGAGCAAGTTGGCAGTTGGGAAGGTGATGGAGATTTACGACCCGCGCTTCTCGGGCGGCGAGATTCTGCAACTGGCCATCCGGTCAATGACAATCACATGGAGCGAGAGCACGGTGATGTACCCCGCCGTCGAGGTTGTCCTTTCCGAGAACGTCCTGGGCCGGTCTTCCGGCTCCGCTGCGTTATCTCCCGAGCAGATCCTTGCGAACGTCAATAACACGGTGGCCAAGGTGCAGGCAAGGCAGATGGCCATGCAGAAGCGATACCTGTCCAGGGAGACCGAGGACACGGCTGTCGGCAAGATCAAGATGGCCAATGGTACGTCATTTGGTGATTATGCCGAGGGTCTTGCTGGAATGGGCGGTAATATCGACGAACATGGCCGTGGTGAACTTGACGAGTTGAGCATCCGTCACTTCCTTGAGGTGCCGGAACTGCGCTACAACCGCATTGACATCAGCGTTGGCAACCAGTGGCGTGCTCCGGGCGGAGGCGTCATTGAGAGGGTGGAACCTGACTACGATGAGAACGGCAACATGCTGAACACCGGTGTGGCTTATCTCCACCTGGAGGAAGGCGAGATTGGTAAGTTAGCCCTGGATGATATCTGCATGGGTATCTTCCATGACGGCATCAATGAGGACAGCAATGCCCTTGCGGACGGTGACGATGGCATCGGAAACTTCCAGTTCTCCGGTTTCTACACCACCTACTTCCGCGTGACCGAAATCCTGGCCGAGGACAACCACTGCTTCCGGTATTCAATCCGACCCGTATCGGCCAGGTGGACCCAGACGCATCACCCGTGCGAGGCCATGCACTTTGTGGCATACGGTAACTTCTCCGACAAGACCAGGCAGACGAGCCGTTACAGCACCAGGACCTACGAGCGCTACCTTAAGGACGTCAACTCCTGGGAGTTCACCGCAGACAACATCGGTGCCCAGTTCGGAGACCTTTCCAACCTCAGCCTGTTCGGGCTGAACATGACCGGCTATTCCGCGTACCTGAACAATATCTACATGTCCGGCACCATTCAGCAGTTCGAGCACCTGCCGTACCGCATCGAGATTGATACGGAGGGCATGGACACCCTGGCCTACGGCGAGACGCTGCATCTGTCATGCCGCGTTTACAAGGGCTGGGAGGACGTGACGAACAACGTGGTCCAGTGGGAGATTGTGAGGGATTCCGGCGATCCGGCGGCAGATGCTGCATGGTCCCTCCTCCAGAAGGTACAGAACTTCGAGGGTGAGATTGACATCGTGCATACGGTCCAATACACCGACCTGGCCGAGATAGGTGTGAGCACCCTGTTCACCATCCGGGCGCTCGTCAATGACGGCACTTCAACAGAATTCAATTTAACACTTTAGGATATGCAGAGCAACAAGAAACGAATCAGGATAGACTACGCTCCGTTGAACGTAGCCGTTTCCATACAATGCACTACGCCACTGTCTCCGGCTTTGCAGGTCTTCAACGCGGCTCTCGCATCCGGCCAGCAGTACGAGCCGGACCGTGAGGTCAGCCCGTCCCAGTTCTGGCCCGAGGTGATTGCCAACGCGGCTGACGGGTCATGGCTCAATCAGTATGGTAACATGCTGCTGACCGACATGCACTGGTACATTGACGGCGTTGAGATCTCGGAGCATCCTGACTGGCAGGGCAACAACAGCCTCGGGGACCCCAAGTACGAGATTGACAATTCGAGCACTAACTACCGTGGCTCCATCTCCATCAAGCAGAACATCTCGCCGGACAAGCAGTACAGCCTGCACTTCGAGGGCGTGATTGCTGATACGCGCCTCGGCACGCT